TATACCATTAGTATTGACATCAATGTCAAAATATGACCCCCAAAACATAGAAACACCAGCTGATTGCCTAGCTCCCATTACCCAATGTTCATTTTCAGACCAAGATTCACCATCATTCCAATTTTCTTGTTCCCACCAAGGATAATTAGTAGGTCCATATCCTGAAACACCACAATTTCCATCTGAAGAATACGATGAAGGTGGACTTCCACCAACTGACATAAATCCTTGTAAGCTTCTAGCTTTTCTTTCCTGACTTCCTGCTCTAAAATCATTAGCTTTATATTGAGGATTTCCTAATTTGTCTCCACCTTCTGCAAGACTTGTACTTTTAATAACCCACCATTCTCCATTAGTAGTTAACTGCCCAACAATTTCACCAGGAGGACAAGGCGACCCATCTTGAAATGTTCCATTTTGAGGACCTAAATTTTGCCCTGCTGAATACGAACCTGCAATAGAAGGACAATATCCATCTGATTCTATATGATGTAATGGAGGGCAAGTATTTGGTTGCCAATTCCCACATTGCATTTTGTCTGGAGACCATAGTTCACAATCGCCAGATAGATTATTACTTCTACTTAATATTTTATTGCATATTGCATCGGTAGAATTAGAACATATATTTAATGGACTACTATAATCATATTTATAAGGACTGGATGAAGTGCTATGGTTGCTTCCACCAGCTTCTTTTCCATTCATAAACCAATAAATGTGGCTTTTCCAACCATGAACTTGTTTAGTTGGTCTTCTCATCATAAGCATTTTAACATCTTCACATCCTTGATTAAATTGATTTATGTTAGATGTTGCAGCGTGAGAATTAGTTTTATAATCAACTCCACTTTGCTCTATAAGAGCTCCACTTTCTTTATTAACAATGCCTATTGAATAATAATACCCATAAGAAGAATCACTAGCATTAGGGATATCAAAATCTTGTAACCATGTTCCATTAGTATAATCAAGTTTTCCATTAAGATATTGATATTCTCGACCTAAAAATCTATTCTGATTAAAAAGTTTAACATAATCTGTACCATGTATTGCACTGTAATTACCTAAATAATTTACTTGTTTAGCAAAAACACATTCAGATGCCCACCAAACAGGTTCAGTTAATATTGGCTGGATATGATTTCTTCTTACCTGAAATTCATAATTTGGGTTAGTTAGATTCATTCCTTCATCCCAACGTAAATGAACTTTGCCAATCCAATTAACTGGAGTTGTTGTTGAAAATCCTGATTGTACAATTAAATTTCTTAAATTAACCATTATTTGTCTCCGATATAATTGGAGTTAACCTTAGCGACTCTAATGTATGATAAGCCCCTGAAAATACGTTTTCTTCTCCATCAATATGATAATAACCTATGTATTCAACACTATTTAAATTTTTATATGTATATTCATTTCCTTCAGTGTATAAACCATTTTGCCCTGCTTGAGTAAATATTACAAAAGCTCCTCTTTTTTGGTCGTATGAAATTTTTGTATTTCCACCTAAATCAAATTCATCTAAGCCAAAACCTTTTTCTCTGGATGTTAATATTGGAGTCCCAATTGGCATAGGCTGAGAACCATTATGCTGATAAATATTATTCATATCACAAAAAACCATTCCAAATTCAGTTACTAGTATAGATTCTGCGCCTGCACAACCTACTCCTTCAAAAGTATCTAATATACTAAATGTATTAGGGTCTATAGTGTATGTGTTAGTTTTATCAAAAGCATACAATCTGCCATTAAAAGAAGCTAAGGCTGTTGGTATATTTGGTAACTTTAATCTTTTACCTCCTGCAGTCCAGTTAAATGTATCGAATCTCTCTAATTCTGATTTTAATAAATAAAATTGCATATCTTTTTCAAGGGGATGATAGCAATTCCCTACAATATGATACCCATTAATAACAGTAGATAAACCATATTTAACTCCCATATTTTCTACTGTTTCAGGTAAATTTGTTCTTAAAGTATATGACTCTCCTACAATATTTTGACCTTTGTCAAGCACACTATGTTTCCAACATTCAAGCTCATCATCGTAAGCCCAGCCTCCTTTTAAACTTAATTGACTTACTAGCTTATAACTATCCATTAAATCGTTAGACCTCCATAATAACACATGACTTACTCGCTTAGGTAAGTTTTCAGGAATATTCAATTCAATACTTACTGTATCTAAGCCACTATTTCCAGTTGAAGTTGTAATAGTGTTTGACCAAGTAGTATTTGTTAATGGAGAATGCTGATAGCTATCATACATAAATGACATTTTATATCTGTACGTTACGTCATCATCAAACCCATGAGGAGCTGTTTGGCTTTCATCTCCATTAGTAAAGATAATCGTAGCATCATCTTCTAATAAATTTAATATGTTATCAGTAGACATTACCCAATTGGTAAGCCCTGCATCTACTGCATTCCCTGGAGAAGGGCTACTTATTGCCCAAAAAGTTGTATTTTGTTGGGTAGCGTCATTATTTAAAAAAGCCATTCCACTTGCATGCTCACCTTCTGTAGCGCTGCAAAATAAGTTTAAAGCCCATTCGTTTAAACCATCGTAAAATTCAGTAGCAGAAGAAGGATACCACCAATTCCAATCAATAGATATACTAGCTGTTCCAATACCTTTTAATGTAAAAGGAGGAACATCTACATTTAAAGCTACAGTTTGAGGAGGTCTCATTTCTTGCAATTCGCCTTCTCTTGATGTTTGACTCGAATTGTAAAAATTTCTTATTTCAAAAGGCCATAATTTAGTATCGTCAAACAAATCAATATCAGGGTCAGAAGATACACCTTCACTTATAATGCCTATTAAAGAACCTGTAGAATGATTACTTGTATCATCATTTAATTTATTATTGTATGCAACAACAAAAGATTTAATACCTTCCCAGTTTAAAGAATCGTAGTCAGAAGAAAGTGTATATAACATCTTGTCTTTTTCTAAACTTAACATTTCTGTAGATTTTTTAAATATATTAGTTGGCTGACTACTTGTATCTCCATCAGACCATAGTTCTCCACCTTGAACTGAATACGCTTCTTGATATCCATTTCCTAAATAACTATGATTTGACACCATAAGAAATATTCCAAGGTCAGTAGTTTTTCCACCATGAGTTGGAACCCATGCCTCTTGTTCTATGATTCCTAAAAATTTAGAAGTAAATCCACCTGCATCTGTAACAAACTCAGAGTCTGAAAAACATAAAACTCCTACTTGATGAGGCGTGTATCCTTCATTTCCATTACAATTGTCAAAAGTAGTAGCACTGTAATAAGCATCATAACCTCCTCTACCATATAGCCAAGCTAGTGAATGTTCTTTCACTTCTATTCGGCCTCCTTCATCATTGTCAGAAAATCCAACATTCCAACCAAATGGTATGGTTCCATAAGAAGAGTCTGCATCCCATCTAGATGATTCATGCCAAGTTATACCATCCCATCCTGTTGTACTACCCCAGCTAAAAAAGTTTCCACCTTGAAGACCATCAAATGTCCACCATTCAGGATGATAATATACTTTTCTACTTACTCCATCTGTTCCAGTATTAGTTTTAGATGTTAATCTTCTAAATGGCAATGTTTCATTTATCATATTAAACGAATCAGACATATTGCTATATTCTAAAGGCATTAAATCAGTACTATATAAAAAAGGTTCTACAGCTACAGTATTGTAAGAACCATTAGAAAACCCATCGTTTTTATGTAATTGAACCCACAATCTACAATCTAATAATTTACCTGTAGCTCCATGGTAAGCATGCTCATTTGCATCAGTAGTGTATTGAGTATCTGCTTCTTCAGAAGAATCTCCAATATCATACACTGTGTTACTACATTCAAAAGTTTCAACAATATCAGATACTTTCCAATCACCTAAAGGTAATTCATCTACAACATCTCCATCAGGAGTCGTCAAAGTAGGAAAATCTAATGCATATTCTCCTAATACGTGAGTATCAACCTTAAAACTCCATGTAACATTATTCGATGATAATATAGCAGTAGGGTCATGTACTTCATGAAAATCATTAACATCAATTAATAAAACTCGTTTATCTAAAAACTCATTACTAGTAACCCATACAGCATTCTTAAATTTTCTTGATGGAGCTATGCTAGATATCCTTAAAAGCTTTCCTTGAGTGTCCATTATGGGATTAGAACGTATAAATTTTCCTGCTGCAGTATTACCCATAACGTTACCACCACCTATTGCTGGGTCTGTATTACTAGGTTCTGTTTTAATTCTGTATATGTAAGGCTCTCCAATTTTAATTCCATATCGCCATGTATTAGTACCTAATTCTTCAGTCCATCTGTCACCATCTTGAGTGCCTCCAATAGTTACAGTATAAGTTGCATTATTAGAATGTGGTCTTGCTCCAAAATAAGCTTCTAAAGTAATCACTTTATCCATAGCATATATTGCATTTCCTAAATCAGGAGATTTTAATTCAGCATCTTCAATCAATATTGATGTTGATACTCTGCTTCCAAATTGTTTATTTTTTGTATAACCCATCCATTTTGGAGAAGAATCGCCTGCTAATGAGCCAAATCCTATATGAGCTTCTTTATTGTGTTTTGCAAAGCATGGAGCACCTATTGTGCAAGTAGTCGGATACCATTCGCTACCCATTGTTTTAGAACCATACCAATCAGTAAAATAATTTAAACCATAATCATTAGGATTGTATTCAGGTGCATAAGGAGAATGAAAAAATAAATCTTCTGTAGTGCCTCTATCTAATAGAACCATCTTGTCTATTTTAGTAAAAAATGAAGTAGGACCATCAGGAAACAGTCCAGTATCAGTAGTAATGCCCTGTAAAACGCCTGTTTTAGTTATAGGCTCTACATTCAATGAAAACTGAGCTGTTTCATCTGCAGAATCAGTTAAAGATATAGCTGATACTATACCTTTATTAAATATTTTTATTTCTTTAGTAGACTTTCCCATTACCAGTTGTTGTTTTCTTCTTTTTGCCGACGTCCAAACTTTTCTTTTAAGCCATTACCACTTAAACTAGATAGTATCTCTACTATAGCATGATAGCTTGCTTTAATGTCTGCTTGTTTCATTTGCATTTGTTTTTGAGCATCAATAAGTTTAATTATTATACCTTCAACTCTATCAAAAGATTCTCTAAGCTCTTTCTGCAGCTCATCTTGTATAAACTTATTTTGTTTCCATATAAAGAATCCGAAAGCTATACTCATTGCAACTGGAACTCCAAATGTCTCTATTACACTTAATATGTCCAATAGTTAACCTCATTTTTTCTTATTCACTTTCTGTTCTACTTTTTTAGAGATAACAATAGCTTGTTCCATCATAAGTGTTAAATCAGGTAACCATAGTTCTTTATAATGCTTACTCCAATAATCATTGTGAGACTTTGTTTTGTCGCCCTTTCTTATTCTTTTTTTAGCCTTCAATTAGCTCTCCCCATAATGATGTCTTACCATTTATTATCTGTATAATATGCACTGTAAATTGACCACCTTTGTAGAAATCCACGATAGCAAAGGCGTGTGCCCAATTAACAGCTCTATTACCTAGCCAAGCATTCTTTTCACGAGACATATCTTTTAAGCATCCTATACTCCATGCAGACTTAGGTCCATCTATGTGTGTTGCTGACATTTGCTGTAAATCATGCCAGTGACCATACATTACGTTGCATCCCATTTTTCTTATATGGTTTGAGGTGTGATACTGTCCTCCATATTTATGCCCATGATAAAAATACAATTTTCCTATTTTGAGCTCTTTGCCAAAAGGAATATACTTATAACCTCTCCCTTTTAAATCTACTGCATTAGCAAACTTATACTGAGATATATAAGGATATTTTTGCACTGCTAAGTTTAACCAATCATCATGGTTTCCTTCTGTTATATATCGCTCTTTACAATCTACTTTGTCTAGAGCTTCATCAATAATGTCCATTCCTTTATTTACATCTTTAACATCTTTATCGAAGTCTTTAATAAGATATTCTAAAGGAGGAGCCTTTTTCCTTTTCCATTTCCAGTGAGAAAATGCTTCCCATTCTCCTACATCTCCCAAATCTACATAAGCATCAGGCTTAACAATTTGTATAGCTTTTACAAGGCAGTTTATTGCCTTGACATCATGTAGTGGAAAATGTTTATCAGGAGTGGCTATTACTCTTTTAACTACACCTTTATCCATTTTACCCTCCAAATAAACCACCTATTGATTTTCCAATATTACCTATTTTGTCAAAACTCATGTTGCTGCCCATGTTATAACCAGAATTAAAATTATTAACAACATCACTGCCTGTATTTGTTGCAAACATTTTATTAGGGTTTTGATTTTGATTTCCTGTAATAGCTTCAAGACCACCGTATTGTTCTAATAACTTAAACAAACTTGATTGTGTCAAAGCTTCTTCTCCTCCCATATTATTCATATTTACATTTGAATATGGATTATATTCAGCAGCATACGGACCAGGTTGTGAAGTTGGTGTAATTAAAGGTAAACTTGCACTGTTTGGAAGCAAGCCTATTGGTTGATTTCCCATTAATTTGGCTCCTTATTCTCAATATCTATAAAATCTTCCAAGTTTATAGACATTGTATTTAACTTGTTTAATAGCTTTCTTGTGTAAGCTTTAGTAAATCTAAGATGTTTTTCTTGACATTTTAAGCACTCCCAAAACAAATAATCTGTGTGTGCTCCTAATATTTCTAAACCTACTATTTTATGCCCTCCACAATTACTGCAATGCTCTGGTGGTTCTTTATAGACTTTATTATCTTTAATGTCCACAACTTCTAACCAGTCTTTAACTCCTGTTTGATTAGATAGTAATGCAGTTCTTCCTTTCATAAGCTATATTTTATCTATAATAGTAGCTTTTACAACATCTTCAATAGAATCGTAAATAGCATTTAATGCTTTTTCTTCTGTTTTTTCTGATATAAAAGGTACATCAATATTGTCATTTAATTTTTTAACAATCTTTTCTTGTAACTCATCATCAAATATCTTAGCTACTAATTCATCTTTGTGCTTATCTAGTAAATCTTTTACAAAACTCATTTAATTCATCTCCTTTAACATTGTTTCTACTCGTTCAAGTCTTTCTTCTATACGTTTAAGACTTTGCTCAATTGTTGTTTCCAGGACAGCGTTTTTAACTTCCATTTCCTGTATTTCCATTCTATTGCTATTAACCTCAGCTTGTAATGGACCTACTAAATATAACAACACTAATGTTATTGTGAAACTAATCCCTCCCCAAATGTAACTTTTTAATTCTTCTTTCATTTAAAGCATCCTCTCTGCTGCTAATTTACCTTCTATTAACCATCTTCCAACTCCTGTATCAGCTTTCCAGAAAGTAGTAGAAGAACTTCCACTGCCATGGTCTGTAGTGTTAGTAGTTTTCATTGTCATTCTAAAACGTATAGTTTTTGCTCTATAGTTATCAACATTCATTACAGAGGTCCAATGAGCTGCTGGTGACCCAGTATTAACATAATCACTGTCAAGTCTTAGTGTAACCCAAGGGTCAGTTTGTGTTGACCAATATGTATCTAATGCATTAGCAGCCCCAGACACATGTAGTGGATGGTCTGGACCATATAATATACCTTGATTGCTTATTATAGTAGGCCATTGTCCATCTATATGTAATGAATTTATAGGTTGCCAAGCAGAATATCCTTTTATTTGATAAGTAAAGTAAATTGAATGAATCTCATCTCCAAATGCATGCAATTCTATAGAAACTTTAGGCTCTTTGCCTCTAAATAAATGTATAGGCATAAATTCTGTAACTAAATTCCATTCAGCTCCATGAGTATTTGATTGAGTATATTTATCTATAATGGCACTATAATGAGCTGCATCAGCCCAAGGTCCATATACATTAGTTTGCGAAGAAGTTTCTGCTAACAAATAGTCATCTCCATCATAATTTAGTGTAGAGTTTGGACCATTACTAGGACCAGTCAAACTAGATGCTGTTCCATATTTTCCTAGATGAGGCTGGAAAGCATTAAATAAATATTTAGTATTAGCATCGTTATAAACATAGTTTTCATCTATGCCATAAAATAAATCAAGTGAATACTTAAAATCATTTCGAGTCCTATATTTGTTAAACCCTCTTATAGCGCTATAATCTCGATATGCATAGCCAGGAATAGAAGTATTAGAACCTAATCCATAAGCATTGTGAGATGTTTGATACCCTCTGCTTTTATCTGTGTATCTATTCAATTGAACAGATGTGTCCATCATTTTGTGAACACCTGTAGCTGGATTATCTTTATCAGGATAAACCTGGGAAGATTGCAAGCTACTTATTCCCCCTATTGTAGTAGTTTGAGTATTAACGTCTAAACCAGATATTCTCCAAGTTTGTGAAGCTTTTTGACCTTCGCTAGTATATTGAGCTATTTGCTCAGCTTTTATCTTGCTTGCTGCTGTAGTAGTCCAATCTATTGTAAGAAGAGGTCTATCTGCTGTTTGGGTAGCATTGGGAGAATGCATTCTATTCAGTACTCTTAAAGTTGGCCAAGTAGTACTTTGAAATGTATTTGTACTAGCAAAATCATTATACCAATCTGAAGCATGAATTAATTGAAAGTAACATTCTTGTCTTAGATTGTCTAAATCGCCTAAACTCATAATCTGTCTAATCATTCCTGATGAAAGAGTAAATTCTACCCATGAATTATTAGCAATATTAGTAGTAACAGAAGAATAAAGAGCTTGAGCAGCAGCTAAATTATTTACATCAGGGTCAATGTCTTTTGTGTTCCAAGACAACCAATTCCCAGGAGAAGAACCTAAATATCTAGTACCATTTGCAGAAGATAGATTAATAGCTGATTGATTTAAACCAAGGCCACCTTGAAGACCTGTTCCATATTCTGGTCCAGATGGTATTAAGCATAAAAATAAACCATCAGTCCATAAAGGGTCTACATAAGTAGTAATATTTTTTATACTAACTTTCATAGTAGGATTTAGCCCATTATTAGATTTCATGGACAATCCTTCGGAATGTAAAGTGCTTATATCAAATGCAAGAATAGGTCTATATAAATAATGTCTTTTATAGTTAACTAGTGAAAACATACTATACCCACATTGCATAGTAGTATAATTACTATTATTTTCTGATACGTTCCAATTGCCATATCGCATATCATTACTGTAATTTGGAGTATTTATTCCATCTGTAACTTGTTTATAAGTTTTTAGATTAGAGATTATATCAGATGTAATTGTAAGTTGTGGCATTACAACTCGACAAACATATTGTCAATCTTAAAGTAAAAATTAAGATATTCATCTCCAGTAGCATTGGTAGAATCAAAATTCAAAATATATCCACAAAGCCTAACTTGATGTCCTGGATTAAAATCGCTTTGTTCGTGAGTGATGCCACCTAAAGTTTGAGGGTTAACCCAGCAAGGTGCTCCCATATGAGAAGGAGTGTCAGCTTCAGCTACTCCTAATGAACTAAAATTAGCTCCATCAAGTCTAATGATACCTTCTAATAGTACCTTTGGAACTAGAGATGTAGTTTCACTTGTAACTATGCCTAGTAACTGCCTGCCTGATGCAACACTTCCACTAGCATCAGCTAATGTCCATTCTCCATATGTTTGTCCAGAGGCTATACCCCAAGATACTACTTTCCCAATATGAGATGATAAATCATTTGTACCTGTATTAGCAAATTGAGCTATTTGACCTTGAGCATCACCAACAGAGGTAAGATTGCTTTGCATACCTAATGTAGAAGAATAGTTATATTCTTCCGAACGAAGTAATTTTTGCCATCCCATTACTTACTTCCTTCTTTTATAGCTTGTTTTTCAAAGTTCAAACTTACTTTATTTAACAAAGTGGTTACTGCAGGGGCGTCCTTGCCTTGTATAGTCATAACGTTTAAAGATGCTTGTACTAGCTTCCATTCATTTGCCGATAGGGTTGATTTCATGTTTCATTAACCTCTCATGATACTTTTTTATTTTGTTAACAGTTATTTCTACTTGTCTCATATCTTCTATCTTGACCTCGGCTTTAGATAAAATTCTTAATAAAAATGCTGTATCTTGTATATTCAAATTGTACCTTAAACTGCTTACTTTGTTTTGTTTAAAAGAACTCACTAACTAGTTTTAATCCAGATGTTATCATCAATTGTATTTACAAATAAACCACCTACTGGCATAGCATTTGTTGTAACTGCTCCAAAATTACCTGGGGTTTGACCAGTAGTTGGGGCAACATAAGTTATTCCTAGGTTTGTAGTAAAAACATCTGTTTGGTCAGCATCAGTATCATCAGTATTGACAATCTTTACTGTCCAATCCATCGCTGATTCATCCCACAATATAGCTGGTTTACCAATACCTGTGTTTAAGCCACTTGTAGCTGTTGTTGTTCCACGATTAACTTCAAATCCAGCATCTTCTCTTGGTTCAGAAGTTATATTACTATTTAATTCTATTATATTATCAGCTATTTCAACAGTTTCTGATAACGTTGATGTTGTAGTGCCTGTTATACTAACTGTATTACCATCAATATAAACATCTGCATTAGAGCTACCTATATGCACCTCATCTCCAGAGCCCATATTTGTACCAACTTTTAATTGAGCATTCTGAGTTCCAGAGTTATAAGAATCAATTTCAAATGTAACATCTGAAGAGTTATTGGATTTAGTATTTTTTAGTACATAATTATCTGTTCTATTTATGTCAAAGTCAGTATCATCGTATGCTAGTACTGAATATGCTGCACCTTGAGGAACACCACTAACTCCTGTAGATGATAAAAATGTTTTGCCAGATGTAGAATTTCCTGCAAGAGCTTGCCAATTACCATTATTAGTTTGTAATAAAGCCCCAGTTTGCAAAGTACCAAGTATTGATGGTAATATATTTTGAGCTGCATTACCCTGAGTAGTTGCCCCTGTCCCACCTTCAGCTATAGGAACAGGAAGAGCACTTGGGAATACTTTGTCTGATAAACTTTCTCCTCTATAAGCAAAGTAAGATATAGTCAAGCTACTCGGATAGTTCATCTCATCTGTACCTTTAGGGAACCATACCGTTCCAGCATCATTATCAACAAAATAAGCAGGAGAACCTTGGATTAAAGGTGTTGCCCCATCTCTTAATGTATAATCATAAGGGCTTTCTGTTGCGCTACCATAAGTAAATGGAATTATTTGCTCCATTTTATTATAAGTTCTAGTATTAACTGTATGACTAGCTGTATTATACCAAGATTTACCACCTGAACTTTCATTGCCTCCACTGGCACTTTCTGTTAATGGAATTTCATGGTAATATTTTATATATTCTACGTCTTCCCAATTTGATATATCTCCAGCTAAACTTGCACCAGAAGTATGTCCAGTAGTGCATCTATAAACACTAGTATGGTCTCCAGCAGCTACTGTATTGTCATATATATATTCACCTACGCTATAAGCTACAGAAGTAAACCATTTGTTAATAGAAGATGTAGTTGTAGCACTGCCACTAGTTCTTGAAACAGGACTAGTAGGAACTTTATCTATCCATAATAAAGATGGGTCTCTATGTACTTGTCTACTAGTATAAGCTTCATTAAAAGGGTCTACTAAATTGTCTAAAGAAGTTGCAGATACACCTATGTATTGTTTAAATAATATATTTAAAGCTCTATCTAATAACTGTTTATTTGCATCTGTATATGTAGCCATTTACTTAATTTCTCCTTTAAACGTTAGCTTGAACCGACGTGCTTGTAAAATTGTTTGTATTTATTGAACTTGCAGATGAACCTTTTTCAATCCCTACTCTTACAAGGACCTCTACATTAGTTAATGAAGCCCCCAAATTAACTATTTTAGTTAATTGTGTACCAGTATAGCTATTGTCTGCACTTCCAGCTTTATGACAAGCTGTTCCATTCGCATCTCCTGGTGAAGGTGGAGAAGCTCCATAATTTGAACAGGCATCAAACCAATTTGTTATAGAGGCATTAGTATTGGAATTTCTTAGTTTTACAAAAATTTTAATACCACTTAAATTGCCCTCTCCATCAACTGAACTTATCCATTTACAACCATTAATTTTTATTTTAAGTTCATTTGTTGCTGCATTGTTAATAAGATGTCTTTGCATCATGTATCTATAACTACTACTAGTCTCTGAGCCAATACCTGTATAATCATGACCAGTATAACTCGACCAATAGGAATTTAAATGTTGACTACTGCTATAATCGTTATCTGCTGTATGACCTGGATGATAAAACTGTGTCCCATTAAACATTAAAGAATCTGTATATCCAGTATCTGAATCTATATCTTTAGTGCTATCATATGCCTGATAAGCACCTCCAATATTAGGATAATCTCCAGTTAAAGTTTTAATCCTGACTGAATTTTCTGCAATAGGTGAAACAGCAATAGTAGCTATTCTAGAGCCTGTATCAACAGATGTCATACCTGTATTTAAATTAAAAGAAGCTATACTTTGACCAGCTATTTCAGGATGAAAAACTAAATCTTTTAAATCGCCTATTGCATCTGCTCCATCAATATTGCTATAACTATCACTTTTATCATTTGTACCAATAGTCCAATAAGCTCCTGAATCTTCAGCTTGAGCTGATGTTGCAAAATTGCTAGGCTGGTCTCCAATATAATTCGTTCCAATCGTTTGGTTCCAAGTTATATAATTGTTAGCATTATAATGAGCTGGAATGTAATTAACAGCATGGCTTAAACCTCTTTCATTAGCACCACCACCTATCGTTCCCATTTTTCCTGAATTGTCAGAACTCATATAATAATTACCTGCTGCATCTTTTATGTACCCAAACATAGCTGTATTAAATTTTAAAGCTACTTTGTCACCCAGTCTATATCTTGTGACTCCTGAAGCTGTATAATACGTATTTCCATAAATTGAATTTCCTGCTCCGTCATCATCGTTATACAGAATCCCTGCTCCATTTAAAGTTCCAGAACCATCTGCTTTTACTAAATGGCTAGTACATGCAGACTCTCTAGCAAAATTTGACATAAAGAAATATGAATCTGACTCTAATTGTCCAATTAATGCTCCACCGTTACTTTCATATTGACCAATTCTAAATTTATTATTATCATACCCTAATTGAAAACTTTCACTACCATCATGGTCTTGAACAGTAAGAGCTACAGACCTTATGCAATCCCAAAATCCTGATGCATAAACACTTCCAGGAAAATCCCAAAAATCATCTTGTCCAAAAGTTACAATACCATTACCATTACCAGCAGATGCATCAGAAAAAACATTATCTCCAACAGTTGTAGTATAATCTAAAAAAGTATCCCAAGCACCAGCACTTACATCTCTAATTTCAAATTTAATAAATTCAGTTCCAAGGTCTGAAACTTTAAAAGCACCTGCTTGATGAGTTGCATCATTATTAGTTCCAAGAGTTAATGCAAACTTTATAAAACAAGAAGTAGTACTGTCAAACAAATAAGCATCTGTAGCAGTGTTACTTACATCGTTTTTATAAAGACTACTTTCTGTAATAGTTTCATTATTAGAACTAATTTGAAGTAAACCAAAATTAAATCCAACACTATTTCCTAATACTAAAGGTCCTGGAGGAGCTAATAAAGATAATGTAGTGTCTATATTAGACAAGGCAGTGTTTATTGTACTTGCTATAGTCCAATCATGATGTCCAGTTGTTGCAGTGCCTACTAATAAAGCATCTCCATCTAATTTTCCACTAGATAAATCTAAATCAATTTGTGCTGTTCCTGAATTATCTACAACAGTAAAATAATCATTAGTTGTTCCAAAATCTATAGACGATGCTGAAGCAACTACTGAAGTACTATTATCTTGCACTGATATTGTTCCACCAACATCTCCTACACTTAAAGTGCCTGTACTATCTATTAAAAGAGCTTTATTATCTCCTGATGCAGGTAAATCCCCAGAAGCAACCGTAAATAAATCTTGTACGCTAGTAACATCTGTAGCTGTTAATACTTTTTTCCAGCTCATCTAATCCTCCTTGTTTATATAAAGGTCTGAACCTTTCATAGCTATCGACCCTATATCGGCATTTGTTGGTAATTCTGTGTGAGTCATCATTCCTAATGTTCCGTTATCGTTAATCGAAAAATGTGTTATATTGTTATATTTAAATGTTAAGTCTAATAAAGTACCATCTACATCTACAGACCATCCATCTGATAAAACTATAGATGTATCTGAAACATTAGCATCTTGTTCTGCCCATGCAGGAGGAGTAGGATTAATAATATTTTCAGTTCCATTTGAGAAACCAGTATTATTAATTGATTCTTCTGTCCAATTTGATGCCATTAAAAGTCTACTCCTATTACTCTACCTGTTGTTATATGTCCTTTTTTAGAATATTTTTTACCACGTTTTACAGCTTTCATATATTCCAATTCAAATGCTTGAGCCATTTCCATGTTTAAATTTTCTGGAGTTCTATATAAATCAGATATAGCTTTATATACTACTCCCATGTGGAATTGAGTAGGAAGTTCTGGCTCTTCTTCTAAATGGTTATGTGTTTGAGTGCTAACTCCAGTTAAGGGGTCAGCAGTTTTAATTACAAACATTCGAACTGGCTTGACTTCGGTTACACTAATCCATCCACCTGAATTAGACTTTTCTACAAGCCCACATTGATTTCTTTCTACAAACCATGCATACTTATTTTTTATCTTATTTACATCTTGCTGTGTCGCCATTAATCTATATCCGTTATATCAGGTTTTCCCTGAAGTCTTGGTATTGCTACATTATCTACTTCTACACTCTTAATTACAAGAGTCTGTGGATGTAATGTATAAAATCTTTGCCCTATTGTGCTATCTATTATGTAACTAGATTCAAGAATTTCAGTTTCAGAGCAAAATTCATCTTGAGCCCTATTTATTGCTTTTCTAATTTCTGCTTCTAACACTTTAGGATGATGTTGCCTAATTAATTCTATCATATCTTTTTGCTTCATTATTGCTGTCCTTTAGTATACATGTGCAATTTACCAGCCATTGGCTCACCTATACCTAATCTTTGAGCTTGTTCTTGTATTTGAACTCTTACAAATTGCAATTGTTTTTCTATTATTTGAGAAACTTCTGAATCTTCTTCTTCATGTATCATCATTCCCAATTTATGAGCTAAAACTTTTTCTGTTACGCTCAATACAATTAATGGAGCCATTCTAGGTGGAACTCCAGGAACTGATGTTGTTTCTAATGTTGGACTAATAGTAGTTTGATATGTGAAAAAATAACCTTTTGCTGTTTCAGCATTTTCTAATAAAGGAAATATTTTTAAATGTGGACCAACAACATCTCCAGTAACTTCTGTTGCCCCCAAAGCTTCAATATAACATACAGGAGTATATTTACTTGCATAATGAATACTTCCAGAATCAGTAAACATGTCATGTTTTTCAAAATCTTTTACAGCACATATTCGACCATCTCTAAAAACTTTAAGTAGTTTTTTATTTGATACAGCAACTCCTGCATTAGGAATAGTTAATGACTCTATTGAATGCTTATAAAGCAATTCTATAGGTGCTTTTTCTACCCATTCATTAATAGTATCAGCTATTAATATACCTAATTGAGCAGTAGAGATATCATCAGTTTCTAATTCTCTAGTATAAAGTTCTATGCTGTCTTGAAATGTTGCCATTTATTATTCCTTATAACTGAGCCCCCATTGCTGAGGGCTCAGAATTTAATCACTTATTATGAACTCGCATTAGCCGAGAAATTTATAAGCGCGTGAGTTTCTGGTAAATTAACTTCTAATCCAGCCTCTGTGATGATTTGGTCTTTCCTACCATCAGTAGAGTTGTCTTGAATGTTAGTTTCCACAAACGTGTCTCTGTTTTGACCATTAGCAGCTAGAGGTCTGTATTTCACATTGCTCAAGTCTATTACTGCAGCCATATCTTCCCACTGTCCTCTAAATAGAGGGTGAGCTACGAAGTTAAGGCTTCCAAATGATGTTCCAAGAGATGTTACATCTACTGGAGCAAATTTAGAAGGTTTAACATCTAAGTTAGCTCTAAATGGAGAAGTACCTGCATCTCCAAGAGATTTAGCTACAAAAGAGTCAGTACCTAACTTACTCATTTTAGCTATAACTTTTCTTGAAGTTAAGACAAGCTTCTGTCCACTATTACCAGCTTCAGGTGCCATGAAGTCTTCCATTAGGTCTACAACACCATCATATGTAAATGGTAAGTGTTTGTTTGCCCCAACACCATAATCACCTGATGCTACTGCTCCGTCATAATCCATGTTATAGATTTTTCCACCTTTTTCTTTGATGAACGGTACAATACCCCAAGAGTATCTATCATCCTGTGAATAGTAAGCACCTTTACCAAATAACATAGCATGCTCAATATCCATCTTATGAGCCATGACATGTTCTGAGTAAATTCGCTTCCATTCATTAGCATAACCACGATATCTTGTAGCCATTGCTGAACCAGACATTAAAGGAACAGATGTTTTAAATATCTGAGAATAAAACTCAGTATCACTTAACTCATCTGACCATCCGTCTGGAGCCTGAGAACCCTCAGACCATTGTGAGCCAATTACTTGACCCTTAGCACCATCAAAAGTAGCTAAAGTTCCTTCAACAGCATCTGAGAATGTATCTACAGAAACTAAAGTAGCTACACCAGTACTTGAGTCAATAGCTGAAACTTTAAAGTTTTTAGTCTCTACAGCTCCACTTCCTGCTGGCATTACCTCTAAAGCTACCATTGCATTTTTTACAATAAACACTGGAGTATTTAACGTTGAAGTTATTTTTCCATATTTATTATAGTTGCATTGCAACTTTACACCAGTCATAGTTACTTTTTCATCTACCCCTGTGGTACCTGCTGAAGCAACTGACCCTGTTGTTGTGTCTACAACGAAATTTCTTCGTTGCCATTGATGACGATATTCTAGTGGTTTCCAAACAGTATCGTCAATTGACTGCTTAGAAACTTTTGTTAGATATGTAAAAAACAAAGACTGCTCTGGTGAAAGTTCTGAAACTCGGTCTCCAATTCCAAATATTCGTCTGGTATTGTCTATCGAAACCCCTGTCCAATTATCACCAGGAGACTTTGTATGTAACATACCTGTGTCATATGTATCTACGTGTGATGACATTTTTTTCTCCTATTGATTATAGTACATTAAAATGCACTGTTTTTATTAGTATGTCCTATTAATCCATCCATAAGACTATCACCAGCAGGTTTCGGAGGTTCTGGAGCTGAGCTTTGACCACTTAATACTCCCATAGGAGATGGTACTTGCTGTGCTCTTTGAACTTGTTCGAAATTCTGACTAGGAGGGTTTACTTGTCCACCAGTTTGTGGTGTACCTTGACCCTTTTGTAGTCTATATAGCTGAACTAGGTTATCCATTGACAAATTTTCTGGTTTATTTCCCCATGCTAAAAACTCAGCAGCTTCATTATCGTTCATTTGATAATTAGACTTTACATGAGCATTAATTTCAACATTTTGTTTCTGAGCAGCTTGAGCTCTTTTAGCATTTTCGATTTGTTTCATCTTTTCTGCTTCCATTGCTTCCATCTTTTCAGTAACTAGGGCTGAGTTGTATTCTGAACGAAGAGTATTATATTCATCTATATTATCTCTCCATTCATCTACCTCATCCAGATATTTTGCACTATCACTTTGAGAATCTTCCATCGCTTCTGTTCTGGAATATCCTCTTGGCTTGGTTGGTTTTTCAGGGGGGTCAGGAAATGATTCCTGAGCTGGTTCTTCAGTAACTGGAGTTCCAGAATGAGCTTGTTGCGCATTAGCTATAGCTTGAGGATTCTGCTGTAAATACTGCATAGTAGGTCCCCATTGTTGCTGTACTTGTTGCAACTGGTTTTGAGCTTTTTGCGCCTGAGATTGCCAATACTGATAACGAACTTGGTCATTATCTGGTGTATTGCTCTCAGTCTGATTCTGTTCCTCTGTCTGTGCTGGAGAAGCTTGCTCTTGAGGGGTAACACCTGTTGTATCTCCATGTGTGTCCTCTGGCATACTCTTCGTACCAGTCTGATTGTCACCAAACACTACTTCATCAAACGAAAATTCTGGTTTAGATTGTTCGTTGGAGCCATCAAAAGCATCTGGAGTACTATTAACTTGAGGCGCACCTAATGTTTTAGGTTCCTGTGGTTCTCTAGTTTCTCCTGCTTGTGTTTCTGGGTGTCCTGTATTCTCTTCCATTTATTTTTTCTCCTTTTTGCGAGCCTTATTTAGGGTGTCGCGCTTAGATTGGTTTTCTTTTTCGTTTTTCTTTGTCTCATCTAACGTCTTCTTGATTGTAGCTAGTACATCATCAAGTCGCTTCTCAAAGACAACATTGGAGCTTTCTGCCTTATTCTTGACTTTATCAAGGGCAGCTCCAAATTTTTCAACTTCAACTTTTTTACGAAGATTGACAGACTCTCTATCTCTAGTTTGCATATCACCTTGTAATTTCTTAATAGTTTCTTGAGCTTGTTGAAGAGCTTGTTGTAGCTTTCCAATATCGTCTGTTCTTTTAAGAACTCCTGGAGCATCAAATACTTCAGTTTTCTTCAAGACTTCTTGTCTGTCTATTAAGCCTTTAGCGTAAGCGTCCATATAGAACTCTAGCTCTGCATATCTATTAGAAGGTAAGGTTGAACCTGCTACTAATACTATGTCATAGCATCCTACAGCTAAATCGTTGAATATACTAATTTCATTTGTTTTGTCATCATACAGTCTTTTATTTATAACAAACTCATTCATTGAGTTGTTAGGCTGTACTATTCTAAATACTTTTTCTTTTTTATATAGCTGTTGAGCTAAAGGTATTAAAACTTTTGCTACTTGAGTCAAGCCTCCCTCAATATCAGCTAATTTAGATTTAATTTTTCTTTGTCCAAACTCATCTAAGCTTATCGTAGCTTTGTAAGTTTGTGGTGCTGCTGCTGTATTACCCATCATCATTTCATACAAGCCTAATTGATGGTCTATATCTTGCTTTGCATCCATTTCATTTTTATACAATTCGTTAGGCAAAGGTACTGGTTGTACTGGAACTGGAGCACCACTATCCATATCTACTGGAATAGCTACTCCTGGTTGAGCCCATTTCTCTTCAAACTCTTTCATATCAACACTTCCCTCTGGTACTAAAATCTTAACATTAGTACTAGTAGTAGCGTGAGCCACAATAAGCGACCTTGTCTTATTTATATATTGCTGTAAGTTTTTAATCATCCTTACATCAGATACTGGATAAGGTGTTCTTGTGTGAAGATTTACAAAAGGAACAATAGGATAATCTTCGATTGGTAAAATTCTCTGATAAAGAAGGTCATCACCAATAACTACTGTCAACTCAATTCTTGGAACTCTAACTTGAACACATTGAAGATGGCCCATTTGTACTAAAGCTCCATAAGTTGTTTTTTCCATACTTGGGAGCCTATCTTCTTTAGACTCAATTGGAGGTATGTATTTTCCACCATTTGGCATAGCTTCAGTAGGAAGTCCCTCATCAATCATTATAGCTTCAGCATGAAGATAAGCTTCATAGTCTTCATTTAATATTTGTTGATAGGCTTCTGCATCTTTAGCTCTCATGCCCATAATTATTTTACCTGCTTGTTTTTCATCTGTAACTACAGTCATTTCTTGAGGATTTTGACCTTCATATCCAATAAGAAAAGCAGGAGTTTCTAGGTATTGCTTATAATCTTCATTAGTATGATTCCATTCCCTGCCTGACCATTTTTCATAGCATTTCCATTCATTTTCCATTTTCTTTCTGTACATTTCATAGCCTCTGATATATGTATCTTCAGCTACTTCACCAACATCACTTGGAAATTGAACCTCTCCATCATCAGTTCTTTCAGTTATAGGATAAGAATCAGCTTGGTCCCCATCTGAGTTTTCAATTACTTGTGAAAACATTGGGTATAATTTTTTAGCCTGAGCTTTTGAGAATTTTCTTGAGACTATTATAGATTCTGCATCATTAAAGTATCTATCTCTTGAATTGGGGTCTACAAATACATCCATTGGGTCCAAGTCTTTTATCTTGACTTCACCTCTATTGTAATCAGCTATAGGGTCTTGATAGCACATTAAATAACCAAGTCCTGTTACATAGTAATCATCTACAACTTGCCTTATAGCAGTTCTTCCATCAGAGATGTCGTATATATATGTAAGTAGATTACTAAGCACATTAGCCATCTTAACATCTGAATCTTCTCTAGGAGATATTTTAAAATTAGGTCTATTAGCTGTAATTAAAGCTTTTGCAGTTTCAACTGCAGGATGAACCCTATTAATAACAATAGGAGACTGACCTCTTTTTTCAAGCACTCGAACCTGTTCATCAGTCCATTGTTTACCTAATCTAAACTCTCGGTCTTCTTGAGCATGTTGAGCCCAAGTTTCCCTTTTATCTTTATAGATTCTAAATAGCTCGTGAACTTTCTCTGCCTTCTTTTTATCTTCAGCAATTTTAGCTTCTTGCGCTGCTTTCATTTGCTCTTGTTGGTCTTTGATATTCATAGTCTCTGGCATAGTAATTATTTTACCCCTACATTAACATCCAATCAAGACTTTTTTGCTCTTTTGTATCATTAGGGTCTCTGACGTCTTCTATATCAGCGTAGCGAGATGGCTTTGCACCATCTAGCGCTGTCCAAGTCGCATCCATAATGTCATCATGTTTACCTTTAGGATAGCTCATAAACTCTTGTTGTCCTGGAGTATCTTGTCTTCTAAAATAAAACTTACCCTTTGCAAACATTGGAACTAATGAAATTAGTCTTTCTGATTTTCTGTTTCTTGGTTTAACTCCCTTTTCTAATCCTGGGATGTATATGTTTTGCTCTAACATTTGTTTTCTCACAGAATCTCTAAGAGCTTCTTGATATCCTGTGGTTTCTATCTTCATTCTTTTTGGTCTATATTTTTTATAAGTGTCTATAATTAAATCTGGCTGTTCAGATGGTGGGAATTTACCTCTCACAAAGTCAATAACATATCTATTGTCTTCTTTATCTATACCTATAACTGCAATTACAAAAAAGTCTGCTCTTAATGACAAGCTAGAAGCAGGGTCTACTCCACAATATACTTCAACTGGCTTTACTATTTTATCTAAACCTACTTGTTTCGTTAGACAACCCACACCTTTTACACGTTCAAAATCGTACTCATGTGTCTTCATCCATTCAGGTTTAAACGGTGCATTATCAGGAGATTGTGCTATATTCATATATTCTTGATAGAATCCATTTAAATTTCCAATAGAGTCAAACTCTTTTTTAATCTGCTCTATACGAGTCTTAGGAAATCTATCTGGCCATAGACTATTACCTTCTTCATCTTCAATTGCATACCATAGAGTTTTCCACGCCTCACTATCCTTAGCCCAGTATAAAAAGCAATCTTCTGATATAACAGTACCAATCATTGCTAGTTTTCCATCATCAGATAATGAAGGGATTACTGCTTCAGTCATCCATTTTTTATTTTTTGCTCTAGCTTCTGGAGTATTAGCATTTAGCTCTGACTCGTAGTCGTCTACTATAATTAAATTTGGTCTTGTATCACCTTCAATAAAACCCCTAACTCTTTGACCTGTTCCAACAGCTATAATACGAGCTCCATTAGCTAAAACAATATCAGTATTAGTCCATCTATTTGCTGTGTTAGGTCCAAAATCCCCAAATGTATCTATAAAAGTTTGAGAGTGTGTTAAATGATATTTTATTCTTGATAAAAAGTTTATTGATTGAGCTTGAGATTCAGATATAATAACAATAAAAAGGTCTTCAGTAGTAGGTTTAAAAGCTACTTTCCACAATGGAAAAACTAAAGAAGTAGTTGTGCTTTTAGCTGTTCCACGAGGAGCTGCTATTAATACTCTTTTTAAATCATCATCAGATAAAGCTTTGTACACTTCTCCATGAAAAGGGGGTATCTCTTTCCTCAATGCTGTTGGGAACATTGTTCTGCCAAATAAAGCTATATTTGATTTTAGCTTTTTAAGGGCGTTTAGTTTTCGATATTGCTCTTCGTAGTCCATCTATTTTTCTATAGCAATCTACACACAATGGTTTTGAATCATATGTGACTACTGCTTTATATTTACATTTTTTACAATTTATACTTTTCAAAACCTTTTATATTCCTTGATAATAAATCCATTGTCTGGCTATTATCAGTATACTTTACCTTAAATCCCATTTCTGTTAAAAACAATATAAAATAATAACAAGCCATTCTATGCTCAACACTCCCTTGACTAACTATTACATTTTTTTCAATTATGTGTACTAATTTATGCCAATCAGAATCCCTAGACGGATGATATTGTTTTTTAACATTTTTAAAATCAGTAGAATGAGTTTCTCTTATTCTTTTATTCCATAAATGAGTATCTTCATCTGCATAAAAGTATGTTCTACTGTCGTAACTTACTCCATGTAAAAAAATAGGTACTTTATTATCTTTAAAAAGCCTAGATGCTAAATGCATAGCTCCATTACATACTGAAACCATCATCATAGTAGGTTTGCTGTCTCCATTTAATACACATGGATTGTAAGCATACTGTTCTGGATTATTTAAATTAATAGAACCATCTCTAATATCTTGTCTTTTAAGTCTTTGAACACTTTTAATGAACTTTTCATTTAAATTGTCAATATTAGTTTCGCTAAGTTCTTGAACTCTAATAGATTTATTAGTTTTTTTATCTTTTGCAAAAACAGTCTTCCATTTTGGTAGACCCATTCCTATTTTAATAAGTCTAGTATTCCTAATTCTTTCCTCAAAAGGTTTTATTTTATTATTAACTGAGTGCACTATATCGTCAAGGGTAGCTTGGTCTTTAAATATTAATACATCTGATTTAAAATTAATGAAAGACCTGTTTAAGCCTATAACAAAAGCAGATTTATCTTCTAATAAAGATTTTGGTACATCGTTTAATCCTGGAGAGTTTCCTAATATGTGTACTGAATCGTATTTAGAGCTATCAAATTTATCAATCCATCTAGCATGATTAAGAGATGAATCTAAATAATAATGTCTAGGTAAAGATTTCTCTCCTGATATAATGCCTTCATAAGCAGCATTATACATATTGTTTATAATTGGTAAATCAATCTTTTTTATCAACGTCTTCTGCTTGCCCTTCAGTTATCTTTTCGGCTAATAATTTTTCCTCTTCAAAGATATTGTCTACGAGCTGTTTAGTAGAAGTTTGTTCTAATCGTTCAGTAGTTTTGACTAAATGTTTTTCTTTCATCCCATGCATATCCTGTAGATTATCTACAGCTCTCATAAGATTAGTAACATCGCCTTTGTTCTTAGCTACCTCAATTGTTTCTTTTAACAAATTGATAGTATAGTCAGTTGTAAGCTCGTGGTCGTTTAATATCTTATCTAATTCATCACTCTTCATTTTATGGAAAACCTCCGTTTTCATCATTCTGCGCCATCTACGCCTTTGCTTGTCCGTAACGACACCAAAGGCTATATCAATTGCCATGTCAGCATTAAACTTGCTCTTAACATAGGCTAAGGCTAAATTCTTCATCTTTTCCTGTCCAGCCATTACTTCCATGTAAGGCTTTCCAGATAATGTATAGGCAGACTTCCTGCCTTTAACTAATAGAGGTTGAGCATTACCGTTAGGATTGAAAAAATTATAACCCCAAGGAAAGCGTATGTATACATTCGTCTTTTTATTCGGTTTATCCTTATATTCCTTCCTTTTGATAACGCGTGCAACATACCCATCATCGCTAATCGCCCAGTCACCTTGCTCTGCTTCTTTCCAATGGACATATGTTAAACCCTCTTTTTTAGCTTCAGATTCTCTATATATATTATAAGTAGTAGGACCAATGTTCTTATGGTTAATTGATATTGTATACATTAACTACTTTTTGCATTTACATTTACTGCAAGGCAATGAGGCTTTTTCAAGCTTAGCTACCCTTTTTTGCATAGCTCCCATTTGCTGGTCTAAGTTATTATCTTTAACAACATAATCTCTAACAAGCTTTGCAGCCTTTAATAGTTGTACTATTGCCATTGGTGACATTATCTTGGCCTTCCTAGCTCAAAATGAACCAAATCATCAAAAGCATTATCTTTTAAATCAGTATCTCCATCCCAGTCGCCTCCCCAAATCAAGTCAATCCCCATTTGAGATGCTACTCCTTTTACATAGCCAGCAAAATATGTGAAACGCTCTCTATCAGTCCAGTCAATAGGATAAGGAGCCACATCAACAGCCCTACTTGGATTAGCGTTATGACGACCATTGGGGTACTTAACCTGACTGTTACCTCTTTCAAATGCTTCATTCTGGGCTTTTTCGCCCCTATGCCCACAAACAATGGAACAATCAAACTCTTTAACAACTTCTTTGAACAATAATTGTATATCTTTCTCACAAGTATTTAATCTCTCCTTACTAGTCTTTCCGAATTTCGGCATCTTCTGGATTCCCCCATTTATTTAGTGGACACTTTACACCATCTATTCTACATTTTATTTGCATAAAGCACCCACATTCTTTACAAGTGTTTGTTGGCTTAAAAAGTCTATCGCATTTTCTACATATATTAAATCGTTTCTTAAAAGTGCTTTTATCAACTAAAATAGCCATAATTTAACCTCCAATATAACATAAAATTTTATTTAAAGGAAGCAAAAGAGTTACATTCTGAGGTCCAATTGGTTAATAAATTGGTTGCTTGAGAAGAATTAGCATCAAAAGCTGCTACCTTAGACATAGCAAACGTCATTGCTATTTCAAATATTTTTTTTAATGCATGACTCTTTTTTATATTGAATACTTCATTCCTTGCAATAACAACAAGCGCGTCCACCCCATCAAATGTTCCCACACCCCATGTACTTTTACCACTAGGGTCTCTAACATCATATTCCCTGCTTCTTAATATAGAAATACCAGATTGAGCTTGTCTTGGAACCTCGTCATTCTTATTTAGAGGCTGTTTTTCCCTTGTAGTTCCGTCTTTCATTTTCTTTAAATACTTAAAATTGTTTAATCCGTAAGCTTCGTCGCCTAAATAGCCTTTTGCCCCTCTTGGATGTCTTCCTACTGCAAGTGGATTCTTAATTGCACATTGTTTTAATGTTTGAAAGATAGATTCTTCATATAATCCATAAGCATATAGCTGTCTACAGCCTTTATACTGCATAAATCCTTTAATTGAGTTTTTTTGATATCCTTTTGGGAAAGAGTTGTACTTGCTATATAGCGCATTTGGAGTCCATATAGTCTTGAAATCAAATGTATCGCTAAGGTTCTTTAGTTTTTTTGCCATTATAGTCCTTCAGCTGTATATGCTTGTTTATATTAAAAGTTATGATATCAGCTGAGTAGACTTATTAGCAGCTGCTGTTAAATAGCCCAAATTACAACAAAAATAATATACGAGTCAAGGTCAAAAGACCATTCTCAAAAAATAGAAGTAGAATGTGAGCGCCTGATATACCCTCAATGGTACCCCATTGAATTAAGCTTGGTGGGGGTTAAACCTTGTTGAAGCTTAATACCAATGAGACCATTGAATCAGCCCCTTCTTATCTCGCACTAGCTATCGCAAGTGTGAGGTACTACAGCTCCACTGTAGTATGATAGTGAGGTATAACTATGAAAGTAACACAACTCGCAGGCTCATCGTGTTGGGCATCTCGTTTCAACGAGGCTAAGAAGACATTCAAGAGAATACAAATCAATTCTCCTGAAGATGTAAGTAAACTTACAATGAATGACAACTTCTTTGTCAAGGGAGACGATGTCTCTGATGATATCGCATCTGCTTTGCAGGAACTATGCGATGATATCGGTGCAACCTTGGTTGCTCAAAACACCGATAATAAATCCATAACAAGACTATGGATTGCCCCACCAATGAAGTAATTTGGTAGAGCTTGAGATTAGGTAGCATTTGCTACCTTTTCTCAATGGAAACCTTAGGCAGGGTTTTTTAATGTGTGTGTGAGTGTTATATTACGCGTATACAAGACATCTGACTTACGTTAGTAACTCGTAATCAGCCCCTTCTTGCTACGTACAAGCCTACATTATCAATGAGATGAGGTTAAGTATGGAAGTTATAATTGAGACCTTAATAGGGTCAATATTACTGTTAGGTATAGCTGTTTGTTTTATGAAAGCAATGGCTAAATTAGATGGTGATTATGCAGCTGAGGTAGCTAAAGAAGAAAAAGATATTTCTTCATAGTTGACCTCAGCTTGAAGATGGGCTGCTGATGGTAATACACGATGCCATCAGTAGCTCTCACTTTAATCGTGTAGAAGTGAGGTCAATATGAATACTGAATTAATCGGTATGAGAGTAAATAAGTTAAGTATGTTCAAAGTAGGTGATGGAAGGTTTGGATATCTACAGTTTGAATATAGAGGTATATTGAGCAAAGAAGAAGCAGCTCAAATGCAAATGAAGAGAGGTTACCATCCAGCTGGTTATGACTTCTTTGCACATAATGTAGTTGATAGAACTACTACTTGGAGATGCTCAGTCACTTGTGACTAAGTGTCCTTACAAGTATAAATATGAGCTTGTTGATTGGTTAGTTAACTATAAAGACTGGAAATATAGTCAAGCTAATGCTTTGTCAAAGAAACAGCTCTATGCAATATGGTATAAATCATAGATGAATAGCCTGGTGGAAACATCAGGCTTTTATCTTTAAACAAAGTGAGGTTAGGTATGGAAGAACAAGTGTATTGGTTAGATGGCTTTGAAGGTCAAGCCAAAGGAGGAACTTATTATCGTAGTAAGATAGCTATAGATATAGATGAGTTCCAGATTAAGTTTAATAAAAAAGTAGTCGCTATAGGAATCAGCAGAGATTATGATAGCGATAAACCATCATGGAATGTCAATATGATAACAGAGGTTACTGAAGATGATAAAATCAAAGAGATAGCTAAGTTAGGTCATTTAGATACCCTTG